AAGAACTCTACCCCCATCTTCGTGAGTAAGTCCTTTCTCAGGAGCAACTAGGTGCGATACGAAGATTATAGTTATATTCAAATTCTGAATGAGCTTTGCAGCGTCCCCCATAATAGACTCAAGCATCAGACGTTCGTCTTTACCTTGGTCTTGGTTTGTTGCAAGCTGAGTAAGGTTGTCAATGAAGAACACCTCAGTGCCGCAAACCTTATTCATGTAGCGGATAGCCTGCTGTACCTTATCCCAATCAGAAACTCCGTGATGGTCATAAATCTGTACAGATTCTAAATCTTCAATTCGCTGTAAAGTCGCATCTAGGACAGCTTCGTCATAGACAATACCAGGCTTATGATAAGGAATACTGTCAAACTTGCTAGCTATGTGCAGAGCTAGAGTACCGCTAGGGGTCTCAAAGCTGAATAGCCCTACTTTGACTGAATCCTTAATAAGACTGGATGCCATTTCAGCGACCATCTCTGTTTTACCAACACCAGTACCAGCCCCTATAACGATAATCTCTCTAGGTCTAATGCCTAAAAGCGTTTCGTCCATTGATGCCCAAGGGAACTTATGCCCTCTAGTCGCTTTAACTTTGGCTAGCTGTGAAGCCTGCTTAAAGGAGATGACAGAGTCAGGCCTATACGGCTTACTATTGAGACTAGCGAAACGTAATTCATCAATACGTCCATCTAAAAGCATCTGGTTAGCGTCTTTAACAGGCAGTGTAGCTATCTTAACCTTTTGAGGGTCAAGTAACTGAGCTACTCTCTCTACGCCATGCTTACCAGCCTCGTCCGAATCGAACATGAGAATGACTTCGTCAAAACTATCTACCCATTTGATACTGTTTAGAACAGAACGCTCAGCTCCGTCAGCTCCGTTATGTACGGATACTACAGGCCATTGATGGTTACAGACCTGAGACAACGCCATAGCGTCGAACTCTCCCTCTGTTATCACTAACCTACGTCTACTACCAGTCCACAAGTGCATACCGAATAAAGGAGTCTTTTTCGTCTCCCCTATGAGGCTAAATTGCTTCGCTTTTGAGCGGAGCTTCTGAGCTACTAAATTACCAGACTCATCCCTGTAGTCGAAAACAACAATCTTTTGCTGTTCCCCCTGAGTGAGCTTTCCTGTATACTCAGGAACAACCCTTACCCCAAACTTTTTACAAGTCTCAACTGTTAACCCTCTGTTAGTTAGATTGCAGTATTTACCCCCTAAAAAGGAGGTCTCTCTGTCTTGTGTCATTCTGTTTTTATACCCTGTCTTGCTACCACCCTCTTCAAAGTAATCGTAGGTGTAGTGTTCACATTCCGAAGAAAAACACTTGGCGTAACCGTCATCATAAACAGCTAAGTTATTTGAACTACCACAACTGGGACAGGGGTCGTGCCTTATAAAATTTCTATCAGCCATGAAAACTCCATCATTAAGAAATACAAAAGGGAGGCCAGCCGTACTGGGAACTCCCTTAGGGGCTTAACAGTAAATTCGTTAAGCGTTCTAATCTACGAAACTATGGTGGCAGTTAGGACACCCTGTTCGATGTTGCCAAGCCTCTGACCCAAGAAGCCGTTTACGGTCTTCCTTTAAGTCATAATGACAACTCGGGCATACTTGAGTCGTAAACCACTCTATCGTTATAGGCTCAACGTCTATGACAGCCTGAGGGTATCTATAAAACCCCAACAGTACATCCGTTCCTGTGCCTTTTTCCTGAATCCACTCCAAAGGAATTGTCTTCTTAGCCCATTTAAACCCATGAGTCTCACACCACTTTGCGTGTGATGTCGGACTGCCTTTATAAATCTTAGCGTTTGGATTACTAAACACCATTCGGATGTCTAGCTCAGGGTTTTGTTCTTTAACCAACTTCATTTTCTGACGGTCTTCTGTAGGAAACATTCCTTTTGATTCAATGATAATACCGTTAGGAAGTACAAAGTCTGGAGTATAAGTCCTGTTAGTTTCAGGTACTAAGTATGGAATCTTGATAGTCTCATAACAATCATTAACCCCTACAGCAGCTAGGTCTTTTAAGATGCTCTCTTCAAGCCCAGAGCGGAAGCTCTTAGGTTTTCTTTTAAACATCTTCATCCTCGCCTGTAGAAGCATCGGTAGTACCAAATGGGTCTACGCTGTCTTCATTGTCTACATTCTCCCCATCCACTACGGCAGGAGCAACGCCAGATTTAACAGCTTCTACGTCTTCGTAGCCTTCCTCATCAGGGAAGTCTTCAGCAGACAGCTTCGAGAAGCCTTCGCCAAGCTTGAAAATCTTAACGCCTTGGAGCTTCATCTTTCCTCTGATACGAGTTACTTCCACCCCTGAGGCATTACATTCAAGCGTGTAAGAACAAATCATCTCAGTACCGCTGAACACGCCTGGGTCGTTCTCAATCACTTCGTTATCTTTGTTGATGATAAGGATTTTGTTATACTTCGTCTGGGATGTTTTCTTATCTACCCATGAATAAATTGTTTTAAACTTAAACCGAACATAACCTAATGGAACTGTGCAGTCCTCATCTTCTGGGTCATGCTCTTCAAAAGGGTAATCGACGTAGTCCTGAATGTTAGAACTCATCTTCTTAGCTTTACCCTTTTTGAGAATGTCCTTCACCTCGACAGGGTTAGCTTCAATCCACTTCTCAACAGTCTCTTTGATTCCATTAATCATGGTTTCTACTTTTGGATTAGAGGTAGATACCAATAAATTTGTTTCTAATTGTTTCTTCGGTTTACCTTGATACTCACCAGGCTTGAAAATATGAGGATACTCTGCTTTGCCAACTGGTGTAAATAATGTTTTAGCCAATGCTTTAATAACTCCTTAATGAGTTTGTTTTTAATTCTGATAAAATAAAAAGAAAATAACCTTGAATAATATATTCCTAAGGTTATTAAGAATAACTAACTAAACGGCACTGAGTCTTGAACCGAAGTCCCGCCGTCCTTCCCTTGACCCTCCTTTACTAAACGTATACTTGAGCTTGACCTTATCCCTGCCTGTCCCCCCTTACCCCCCATACTAAACGTATACTTGTGCTTGACCTTATCCCTGCCTGTCCCCCCCTTAAAGAACTGTTAATACTGCGTTTTAGCCTTGCAATATCGGCGTTTAAACCTAGGTAAAAAAAGAGGGTGCTAGCTCAGCTTAAAGAAGCTGAACCGATTTAGATAAATCTCGCTACTAACACCCTGTCTGACTAACTAAAGCCAGTTTTGTACATCGGTTAAAATTGTGCTGGTATGTAAGAGACCAGCGACTCTGTAAGACCCCCTACCGTTTGAAAGATAGCTCGCATTCGCAAAGCTACGGTAGGAGAAAGCACTAAGAGAATCGGCTATGATTCTGAACAAAGTGCTTGCCCGTTTGGAAGAGACACTCTACTGGTGAGTTACACAACAACTAGCGTGTTGGGTTGGAATTGCACCAACTACCTTCTCTAGGATTAAATACACGGATAAAGCAGGACTCGAACCTGCAACTCAACCAAGAGCGACTCTTTAGCAAAGAGCTTCCTCACCATTTGGCTTTTATCCATGTATTGAAGACATACAACGCCCAGTCTTTGAGGCTACATATAGCTTATGCTAGCTGCCCATGAACTCCCTCCTGCACAATGATGTACGAGGCCTAGGCTCTGAAGGTGTTGTATTTAAATTTAAATGAAGAGAATCCCAATTATCGTTTGGCAGTAGATTGACTACTAACCGTCGTTAGAATTACGTTCGTACTGCTAACAGAGTTTCAGGTATTCTCTTCTATGGAGTGCGTTGCTGGAGAACCTCATGAATAAAGGGTTTGAGACCTCTTAAAAATCGCGGATTTAAAGTTTAACTAGAAAACCTTTTATAGTATAAATCTTTTAGTAACAGGTTTTTATTCTGTGTCAGTAAATACCCTTAAAACGCAAAAAATCCCCTTAACTCCAGCGAAGGAATCAAGGGGGATTTTATTTTTAATTTCCTTCTTTATTAAGAAGGTCTTTTAGTGCGGTAATCTCTTTCAAGTTTAGTTTTTCAACTTCAAGTTGTCCGTTCAGAACTCTTTGGTCGTCAAACAGAATCCATTCCAGACCTGATAGGGTTATTCTAGGGATAACGAAAAACAGGAACTCTATTAGAGCTTTTATTCTAGGCTTCATCTTTATACTCCCTAAAGCAGCCATACTTGTCTTCCTTGTAACGCTTACCTTGTAACAGTTGAGTGTAGTCGTTTTTTCTATATGGGGTAGGAGGCTCTAAATCAAGTTCTACAAAAGGAGAACGCATAAAGAATAGAGATACTGTCATAAC